TCCTGCATAAATCAGCACGTTTCGTAAACACTTTGAACATGGCTACTGACGCAGTGTTTAAACAAGGTTCTTTCTATGGAGCATTCGATAGAAGACTAAGAGAGCTTAATGATCCTGCGCTGGGCAGAACCTTTGCTGAGTACATGCAGCGTCACACAGACTTGAATGCTGCACGTCAGGCTGGAGTTGTAGACTACGCAACGGACTATGCTAAACGCTTTACATTCCAGCGTGGCTACGAAGGTGACAAGTCTTTGTTTGGTCAGACAGCCCAAGGTGTACAGTCACTACATAAGAGATTCCCATTCTTGATCTCTGAAGGTGTAGGGATTCCGTTCCCTCGATACGTTGCTAACCACTTAGAATACGTCAATGACTATACACCTATCGGCATTATGACTGGTGGTATAGATCAGTTAGAGAAAGTTCTATACAGACAAGATGACAAAGCTATCACACTAGTAGGTGATCAGTTCAAGACTGGCAGAGATCGTATTGCCAGACAGATGACTGGTGCTATGCTTACTATGGGTGGTGTCTGGTTGGCAGCAGAGAAGAACGGTGAGATAGACTATGATAAAGTAGTAGCCGCCACTGGTGCTGAGGTAGATGCAGGACGTACTGCTGGCCCTTGGGCTGCTAACCTTTTGATTGGTGATCTTATCTGGCGGTCAGGTATCCTAGGTAACGAAGCTCTACCTATTAACGGTGAGTCATTCATGAAGAACGCTGGTGAAGTACTAGCTGGTATGGGTGACCTAGGGTTTGACCTTGGCTTAGTTGCTGACTTGTCTGATGCTGTTAAGACTGGTGAGTTCTCTGAGGCAGCTTATAAACGTCTAGGTAATATTGTATCTACATTTACTTATCCTGGTACGATTGCCAGAGATGCTGCTGGTCAGCTATCAGATTTTGCCAGAGGCAACCCTTACGTCAGAGATGTAAGAGGTGATCAAATGACTGGGGAGAGAAACTTCCTAGAAGAGATCACTGGTGAAGGTATTTTTAGGAACCAAGCTGTACGCTTCCTGATGGACTCACAGAGTGTAGGTTTAACTCAGACTAAGAGGGGTACTAATCAAGACCTTAAGCTGTACTCTCCGTTTAACCCAACGCCTGTGGGAGGCTATAACCCTATCACTAGACAGTTTGGTTATACTGAGGAACCACCTAGCACTGAGTTACAGAAAGAACTTAATCGTCTTGGCCTAGAGGAATACAAACTCTATGGTAATACAAAGACTAAGAATTCTACTCTTGATTACACAGTAAGAAAACTTCTTGCTACTGGTATGTCTGGTGTACCTTCTATGGCTGAAGAGTTCAAAGCTTGGAAGTCTAACTGGAAACTAAACAACAGATCAGAGTACGCTGGTAGAACCTACGATGAGTTGGGTGACGATACAGAACTAAAGACACAAGCCCTTGAGGACTTCATTAACCACCGTATTAAAAATGCACAAGACCTCATGACTGATGCTTTTAATACAATGCTTGAGACTGAGTCTGGTAGAAGACGGGCTGCTGGTTATCTACGTAATATGTACGTCCTTGAAGAGAGAAAGCTAGAGGCAAGCAAAGGTAGAAACTTTGATGATCTAGTCTCTATCATGACAAGAGGTGAGCCTGTCGAGTACAAGACTGCTAGAGAGTACCTTGGTGATTCATCAAGTGTAGAAGAAGAACTAGCAAGAAGACAGAAGATCCTTGAGTATGCCAATGAGAACTATGACTTCTCAGAGGGTATCTACCCAGAGCAGTTCCTAGGTGCTGGTCAGACATACGAATAAAAATAACCCCCAGTAATTAGCTGGGGGTTTAGTTTGTGGGAGAACTACTTTTTATTATTGGCTTCAAGCATCCTGTCTCGATACTTGTAAGCTTCATCCACGATCTCGTCAGACCGTAGGAACTTGCCAGACGCTATCAGACCAGACAGTGCGCATCCAGCAAAGTAATCCCCAAGCTGGATATTTCCAGGGGGAATCACTTCTTTTTCTTTTTGTAGAAACTCTTGGGCTTCTTGCTCAAGGGTTTTCTTTTTAGGTGGCCTACCTCTTGGCCTACTTGTATTACTTACGCTCATAGATCTCAATTAACTTGTTTAAATACCAACGTGCTTTCTTAAGGTCTTCTATTTGGTTTTTGTACCTATACCGCCACACATACTTTAAGATGTTCCCTTGTAGATAACCCTCACTTAGATCATTAGTGGCAGCCATGATAGCATCTATAGCTTCAATACCACCAGTGTTGTAATGCACTGGTTTATCTACTGGATCATACTTCTTGTTTTGCATTTTACTCCTACCAATCATCTCTATTAAATTACCTGTACACTCGTGGCAATGCCCTTTGTCGTCTAGGTAATACCCACACTTAACACATACCTCATTCATTACACACCTTCTTTCATAAAGACCTTTACCCATTGAGCACAGATATCAGAACGAATAATATCTTCTACGCCAAACTCAATGACTGGCACAGGAAGCATATGTTTTTTAGCTAGATGTATAACTTTAGATAAACCATCAGCTTCCTTCAGGTCTGATTGTTGAACATCACCATTGAGCACAATTGTACTCCCTTCCCCAACTCTAGTCAATAACATTTTTAACTCGTGGGTTGTAATGTTCTGGGCTTCATCAACTATAATGAAAGCATTGTCAAAGCTTCTGCCTCGCATCAATGCAAGAGGTGCCATCTCGATGTTATCATTCTTAATGCCTGTCTCTACCGCACCTTTACCTAAATGTTTTTGCAGTACGTCAAGAACAGGTAATGCCCAAGGATATGTCTTCTCTTCAAGAGTTCCCGGTAAGAAACCAATGTCTTTACCCACAGCTATGTGAGGTCTAGTAATAACTATCTTGTCTATTTCCTTAGTAGTATAGAGATCGGCTGCGTAGGTAGCAGTAACATAAGTCTTACCTGTACCTGCTGGCCCCAAGATAAACACCTGACTGTTTTCTTTAAGAGATTCTATAAGAAGCTTCTGGTTATCTGTCTTAGGGATCAGACCAGATGTCTGCTTCTTGTCAGAGTTTTTATAGTTAGTCTTACGTCTAGTTCTTCTTGGCTTATCTGGGAAGTCATCCATTCGTAAGGTGTTCCTTTAGCTCTGTATAGCCACCAATATAATTACCCTCGCTGTCAAAGATCTGAGGGACTGTCGTGATGCTAGACCTCTTCAATAAATACAACAACCACTTACTACTCTTAGACTGGATGTTGTACTCTGAGTACTGAATGTTCTTCGCCTTTAGTAGAGCCTTTGCACTATCACAGAAGTTACACTGGCTAGTTGTTAGCATCACGTACATCTCTTCTCCATTTTAACTCATGTATTAATTTCTTTTGTTCGTACTCAGACATAATAATCCAGTCACGAATCTCATCTACTGTTCGTTGGCACCCTATGCAGTAGCCATCTTCTATCCGACAGACTAATACACAGGGTGACTCAACAGAACCTACTTGTTTCCTACGGTTCCTACTCACACTGACGTAGACCAGTAGCAGGATCGAAGTAGCAAGCACCACCTTCTTCTACGAAGTCTTGAGTTTCCTCTACTACAGGCTCCTCTGCTACGTCCTCAGAGCTAGATGCATTCAGGATACCGTAGCGTTTACCCGCAGCCCTGAACGTTGTACAGCCTGAGGCACCGCCATCGTAGGCATCCATGTAGACCTGCTTAAACTCTTCCCATGTTACATCATCACCTGTGTTACAAGTCTTAGAACAAGCTGAGTCCACAAAGCGTGATGCTACATTCAGAACTTTGACGTGGTCAAACACTGATAGCTCATCAGCAGTCTTACCCTTCACACCAAACACACGGTAGCCATAGTCTTCTACTCGCTCAACCTTTGGTCCATCGAAGGTTTGGATAGTTCTATCGTAGTAATGTGAGAAGACTGGCTCGATTCCAGAGGATACGTTATCGGCTGACAAGCTGATAGTTCCTGTTGGAGCAACAGATAGAAGGTGACTGTTACGAATACCGTGCTTGCGAATGAGATCACGAATATCATCAGGCAGAGACTTAGCAAAATCAGAATCAAGATACTCTTCAGAATAGAGAGGGAACTTACCTTTCTCCAGAGCAAGGGAAACACTTGTAGTATACGCAACATCTCTAATAACTCCCATAATTTCTTCAAGAGTTCTTAAGAAACGTTCACTACCATATTCAAAACCTAGTGCCTCGATAGCGTTTGCTACACCAGTAACACCAAGACCCATACGTCTTTTACTCTTAGCTTCTTTCTCTTGTTCTTTCAGTGGGTAAGTTGCTCTATCTACGACATTATCCATAGCTCTTACGACATGAGGAATATCATTACGTAGTTGGTTCGTATTGAAAGTAAACTTACCATCGTGTTCTACTACGTAGCGTGTCAGGTTGAATGAACCTAGTAGACATGCACCGTTGGGTGGTAGCGGCTGCTCACCACAAGGATTTGTAGCAGCAATAGTCTCAGTGTACCAAAGGTTATTCTTCTTATTAATACGATCAATAAACAAGATACCTGGTTCAGCCCAGTCCCATGTACTGCGAAGGATCTGATCCCATAGAGCACGTGCACTTACAGTTTTATAAATGCGCCCCTTGAACTTAAGGTTGAAGTCATTGTCTTCTTTTACTGCTTTCATGAACTCGTCAGTCACACCTACTGAGATGTTAAACTGTGTTAATTCAGTGCTGTTATTCTTAGCTGTAATAAACTCTTCAATGTCTGGATGATCTACACGCAGGACACCCATCTGCGCACCACGGCGGTGACCAGCAGAAGCAATAGTCCTACACACAGCATCGAAGATCCCCATGAAGGAAAGAGGACCAGAGGACTTAGAGTCCAGAGACTTAATGAGCGTACCACGTGGGCGCAGAGTAGAGAAGTCGTAACCGATACCACCACCCAAGCGCATAGTCTCTGCAGCACGTCTTGCAGCTTCCATGATGCCATCCATGCTATCTTCAATAGTCATAGACACAAAGCAGTTGTAAGGTGTTACACGGCGAGGTGCACCCATAGCAGACTGTACACGTCCAGCAGGTAGGAAACGCTGGTTGTATAGAATGTTACGGAAGTTATTGAAGTGTGCCTCGTCATCCTTAAGAGCTTCAGCTACACGTGTCATTGCCTCACGAAATGTCTCGCCCTTCGAGCGGTACTTCATTGCGTGAATCTCTTCTGAGATACCTAGTGTTGGTCCGTACTGTTGTTCGTGTGTTTGGATATCTTTCATCTATTGTCTCCCGATCCTTTTAATTTTCCACGTCTTTGTCTGTCGTCTAACTTCTTGATGTTTAATTTCATTACCTCTTGCAAACCTTTTCCGTATAGATTTGCTAGGGCAGTGGTATAAAATAGGACATCCCCTAGTTCTTTCAATATCTCTTCGTTAGCAATCTTGTTACCATCACGAATAAGTTTCTTGATCTTTTCAGCTACCTCACCAGTCTCTCCTACAAGACCAAGAATATTTTCTATTAAGCGTTCTTGATCTTTGGTGATGATCTTCTTCTCCACCCAGAGAGAATAGTCCATTGGATCAATGTTCTCATCCGCTTCAAAGTTGTCATAGTAACCAAAGTTCTCTAAGTCATCTCCACTCAGCATTCTTCTACTTCACACTCCTCTAGTATCACATCGTCTATATCATATATAGCTATAGAAAGAAGCTCTTCTATAACTCTTTCCATCTCTGACAAATCAGCCTCGATGAAGTTAGCATCTGGGTCAACTGTCAGACTTAGTCTTACCTCAAACTTCATAGTCAGAATCCCTAGTTATATTCTTATTGCTGTGCAGGTCAACCATATTCTCTCTTTAATCTATCTAAAGATACAAACTCTGGTTCGTAGACACCGTTCTCTATCTCACGTTTAATCACGCAGCCCTTCCACCATTCTAGATTAGACTGTCCAGCCCATCCTTCTTCACCACCTTTGAAGCAACCCGCCACCAGCCCGATAATCGGATTAGGGTGTGCAGAATCTTTAAAGTACACAGACCGCTTGTGACTATGACCACAAGTGCTAGAATAGTTCCTGTTTTGGAGTAGGGTATAAGCATGGTGAACGCCAGACATAGCTGTCCCATAATTACCACTAGAAAAGAAATGAGCATATGAGACACCATCGTAGTCAGCGATAGCGGGGGCCGAGTTATGGTACTCATGGTACTCGTCGAACCAATGGTCCGTTTGAAGATGCCCGAAGGATATCCCGTACTTGTCTCCCTTGAGTCTGGGATCATGTGCGATAGCCTTCTTAATTCTATTTTCGTGGTTTCCTTCAAATCCAATCCAGAATGGTTTCTTGTACTTCCTGATACTAGGTTTCTTACGAAGTCTCTCCATAGCTTCATTATAATGCTCCACGTCTTTCTCGTAGTTTTGAGACACAATAGCATCTGGGTAACGTGTATCAAAACTGTTAAGGGATTTCATATCAGCACCGTCCCCTAGGTCAACAACATATGTCGGGTTGATGTCATAGATTAGTTCACCTAACAGATCAAACCTGTCGTTAGGAACACTTGGATCTGAGTGAGCGCAGCTAAATACGATTGCTGTTTTAGTAGACATCTTCTACAACCTTTCTAGTTTTCTCTAGGATATCTTCTTTGGTATTTCCATATGCGTCAATTACGAAAGGCCCAGTCTTATCTAGTCTGTATATATCATCTATCGCATCTGACATTGAACTATAAAAGTATTCTTCTTCGAACTGCTCACCAGTAGAACACCATCGAGCAAGACAGAGATTCCATATCCGTCCTTCATCATCTGAGTAGGGACCACGTTTAATTTGTAGGATCTCTACCTCTGGTTTGAATAAGTCATTCATCTTCTGTCTCCTCTAACCATTCATCAGGTATAACTTTATCAGCGTAATCGAATCCGTGTTTCTTACACCAGTCACCGTAAGAACTCTTAGCACCTTTGTACAACTTAGCTCTGCTATTATCGAAGACAAATCTAATGTCTAACTCTGGGAACTGCTTCTTGATCTCTTTATGTTTTCGTCTGTCAACAGAAATGAAGCGGCCTTTAGTTTCTATTATGATACCGTTAGCTAATACAAAGTCTGGTGTGTAGGTTCTTACTTTTAG